AAACCCCCAAACAGCGCAGTGGGAAAACGCAATCAAGACAGCTCGTGCATTTGAGAAAACAGTCGCCGACATGAGTGATGAGCAATTCATGATGATCGTTAAGCTGGCGATGTCAAAGAAAGACGACGAATTAGGCGCCCTGATCAAATCGCTGGGCACGATTCTAGAAAAAAAATAAAGGAACGGGTCGATGGGATTATTGGCACTAAAGGCAGAAGGTAGTGATAACGAAAACCTACGCAACGCAAGGCTCGTAGGTCTTTTCCTCGATTTCTTGTGCGAGAAGGGAGGCGTCACGGCAAACGAGGACAAGGAATTCAAGCGTTATTGCGGCATTGTTCACGACATGATGGTCTCGGCTGTCGCATGGGATGACGACGCGGATGACGCCATCCCGTCGAACAAGTTTATTTTCCCTGATGATCAGGGAAACAACATAGACACTCCCAACTGCCCCGGAGCCTGCTGTTGCTCGACGGGTTTACGCTCGTGCGAATCGTGGTATCCAATCCTTGCTTTCATTTAGTAAAAACTATTTGGATCTATTGGTTGCAAACACCATCTAACTAATCCATTCTGAAACCTTCTGAACAAGGAGGTTTCAGGACATGGAACAAGTTACCCCCGCCCACATCTGGGCAACGCTCTCGAAGATTCCAAGTGACTCAGTGAGCACCGAAAAATTCGGTGGGATCACCTACGTCAAGTGGATGGCGGCTCACGCGATCATGATGAAGCACTTCCCGCAGTACACTTGGGAGTTTCTTCAAGACGAGCACGGCAAACACACGCACTTCTTTCCAGACAAGACCTGTGAGGTCCGATGCCGTGTCGCAGTCGGTGATATCTCACACGTCACCACCCTGCCGGTATACGGCAAAAGCAACACCGCTCAGCCCAATCCAAACGCGCATCAGGTCAATACCGCCAAGCAACGATGCCGCGTGAAGGCGCTTGCAGAGTTTGGTTTGTTCCATCACATGTGGTCTGACCTTCCCTTGGAGGAGCCTGACGCCCCTCCAGCGGCAGATCCGCAGCCCGAAGCCGCAAAGCAAACCCCAGAGGAGCGGCTTGCCGGTTACTACACCCATCACAAAGAAGATCTGCTCTCCGCTACCAGCAAGGAAGACATGAAAGCGAAGTGGGCTAGATTTGAGAACAATGTTCGCAACCTCAAAGTCGATATCACCGAGGACCAGCTCTCTGACTTAGCGAAGCAATACAGAGCAGAGCTGCACGTTCTCAAGCAAAACAAAAAGGCAAAGACATGAGTGTCCTGATTCAGGGGTCACCTGAATGGCATGCCGAAAGAGCGGGAAAAATACTCGCGAGCAACTGCGCTGCTTGGGAAGGCTTACACCCGNNAAGCTTGTGCGCGAAGGAGTGCGGCAACTTGCTGGCGAGCCGTCTGAGATCAAGCTGAACGCGGCAATGAAGCACGGTCTGGAAACCGAACCTAAAGCGGTCGGGTTCTACCAGCGCACGGAAAACAAGCAGGTGATGGAAACGGGCAGTGTGGCTCACGCAAAGTATGCGTTCCTCAGGGCATCCCCTGACGGTCTGGTGGGTCTGGATGGTGGACTGGAGATCAAGTCTCCGTTTTACGCCAAAGAGCCTTACAGCGTTTTTGCCCCAGACAAAGTTATGTACCTGTGGCAGTGCTATGTCGTCATGGAGGTGTGCGATCTCGAGTGGATCGACTTCCTGTGCTACATCAACGATGACGTGTTCGGCATTGAGCGCGTTGCGCGGAGGCACGGGTTCCTCGAAGAGAAGGTCAGCGGTAAATGGTTGCCAGTACCAAGCTCAAAAGAAGTCACGAGGATCTCTCTCTGGCATGCGTGGTTCAACCACATTCAAGACGAATACCAAGATCCAGAGAAGCGCAAGGCGCACATCGATCCGATCAATGCGGACGCTGTTGAGGTGAGTGATCCCGCTCTGGATCAGATCGACACCAACGTGCGCCGCATCAAGTTCATTGAATCGAAGATCGGGGGTGAGCTGTCCGAGATCGACCAGCTCAAAAAAGACAACGACGGAATCAAGACGGCGCTTGCCGATATGTACGGGCAAAGCATTACCAACAAGTTCGTCACGATCAGCGTGATCAAGAAGACACCACCGCTCGTTTACAAAGCAGCCTTTGAGTTCTTGGGCGGTGATGAAGCAGTTCTGAAGCGGGGTTCCAGCATGGAGTCCTTCAGGAAAACCACGAACACCAGACAGGTGTCTATCAAACAATGCAAGGAACAAGGATGAGCGATTTCGTTAACAAACCCGGAAAGGGTAACGCAAGCAAGATGAAGCCTGAGTGGCTTCAGAAGGATTTCGAGGAGCTGAAAGCTAAGAACTTTGACTGGTTCAACAAGATGTCTGAGGCAGAGCAGAAAGCTTTCATACCCAAGTACAAAGGTGAAATTGTCCTCAATGTGCCCGTGGGCATGTCTGGCGACGTGCAGTTTGGGTTTAAGGTTTATCTCGCC